GTGCAAGGAGGTGATTCGATCTACAAGCCGTCAAGCTCTGTTCCTGTTGGTCAGGACGTGCAGACAGGTGACAATATCGATGCCAAAAAAGCGCGGTTTGTTTCTCACATGCAATCTATAAAGCAGGCAGACGGCACTCGGTCATTTAGCGACGATTACATAGCCAAAGCTGCGGAGTCGCACTTCAATGGCTGATAGCAAAAAGCCAAAAGAGAGGGCGCAACAGGCGGACAAGGAATTGCGTGCAAAGCTTCGCCATGAAAAGCCGCTTGCGTCAGACATGGAAGATTTATTCGAGGACATGGCAGCGGATTTACAGTCTGTGTATTCATCGTCTGGCACTGTAATTGACCCAACGGAATACAACGACGAGATACTGGGTCTGTTGAGAAGGTCTTACAGGTCTGTCTCGGCTGAGTTTGGATCGATCCTTGAAGATGATTTGCTGCGCGTAAAGGATGACGTTAATAACATCCTCGGTCATGCGTTGAGGTTGCAGGCAGAGCGCGGCGGACTAACGACAGACGATGTGATTGCCGATTACATCGCAACTAAAAACGCTGGCATTGTTGATTTTATCGGGATGGCCGTACCTGCACGCACTGCGATGATACAGGCAACCAACAAGGCAGCATTGAGCGAGGCTGTAGAAAAGGCAATGGTTAATGCAATACAGACTTTCGGGGGTGACTTCAATGCGTCAACGACTCTCGGCAGGCGGCAGGTTGCGCAGATCGCGCATGATGTATTTCTGGAATCAAACGCATACAGGGCAAAGGTTATTGCAGCAACAGAAGTACAGAACGCTGCGGAAGGATCAAAAAAGATCGCGTCAACGTCGCTCGATGAAACTTTGAAACCCGTAATGAGTTCAAGCGCGGTAATGATTCATCAAACGAAAGAATGGCACACCAGAGGTGATGACAAGGTAAGGCCGGCGCATGTGGCAGCCGACTTGCAAACACAGCCAGCGCTGTCGCCGTTCTCAGTTGGCGGTGAGCGGATGATGGAGCCTGGCGATTCATCGATGGGCGCAAGTGCCGGAAATACGATAAACTGCCGTTGTTCAGCGGTGTATTACTATGAGGGCGAGAGGCCAGCATTATGACAGTTAAAAATTACCCGCAGTTGATTGCGTCATTTCCTGACAACAATAACGGGTCAATATCCCCGCTAAATCTGCGAGACTTTGTTGCGTCAACAGAGCTTAAATACGACAACTGGACAGTTGTTAAGCCTGGTAATATCGAGGGGAACAAATTTCCAGACCCTGATGCTGGTGACGGTAAAATATATCTTCCGGATGGCACTACGTGGGTAATCAATGGAGCCGTGACTGTAACGGCTGCGGCAATTGTGTACGGTAACAACGTCACAATTATTGGGCTGACTGGCGACTTTTTCAAAGACCAGCTTATTCTTGATGCCAGCATTACTGGCGGCTCACTGCTTGAAGATACGGTAGGCAACAATAACCTTACCGTGATTGGCTTGGCATTGGGTTCATTCTCCGCATCGTCTGTGATTTTGAATGTAGAAAACACGCAGAATGTCGTTTTTACTGACGTTATTTTGCTCGGTGAAGATCCTGGTCACGTAAACGAAGCTGCAAATGTTTTAATCGACAACCTTGTAGTGCTGTCTGCAAGCACTCCATTGAGTTTTTTAGGTGCTGATACGATTTTTACAATATCACGAGCGCGTGACATTGACGGCGGATTTGCGCCAACTGGAAACGTATTTGCCTTGTACGGGACATACAAGCAGATAACCATTGATAACTGTACAAAATTTGCTGATGCCGCTACATCGCTATTTTACGTTGATGGCGGCGTTGTTGCTGATCGGGCGATTGTTTCAAATTGCACGATGATCGAAGGAATTCTTGGTTCATTTATTTCAGGGGTGACGGCAACCAATGTTTACTGGACTTTCTCTGGCAACAGTGGTCTAGCTAATTCAAGACCGGGTGGCGGAGTTATTGTTTCGGCAAATGCGACTACTACAGTTAATCCGGGTTCCGGTGTTTACGCGCCAGTAAATGCAACAGGCGCACTGACAACAAATACCCAGAGGTTCACGAGGCCGACACGGTGCAGGATGCTGTATTCAGGCATTGAGGAATTTAACGGCACGATCATGATAACCGGCAATGCTCGCAGGGCTTCAGGTTCCGCTGATGTGTCAGGGAATATATCTCTGCTTAAAAATGGCGTGCTTTTTACTGATGGCGGATTTTGGGCGAGAGTTGGAATTACTCTAAACAATGGCAACAGGCCGTTTGCGTTAACAGTTCCTGTGTCGTTGGTGACCAATGACTATTTCGAGGCCGGAATTTCGCTTGTCAGTGGAGCGATTGATACAATAATTGAAGACTTGCAGATAAGCATAGGGTGACGCATGGCTAACATTGAGTTCACAGAATTAAACCCGTCGGCTGATATTTCGGCAAGGATTCAGACCTATGTCGGCGCGACTGCATACGACATTGTCAGCGATCCGATGACGGTAGATATAACCGCTGACGGTGTTGATGTTGACGGCGATCCTGTATCGACGCCTGTAACCCGTTCTTTTGCAAAAGCCGATTGGTCTGGAGCTGTAGTATGAAAACATTAGGCAGGCAAACAAAAACATTTCGTTTTGCTGGTGAGGTAAAGCAAGAGGATCGCAACGGGGTTGCTGTTGGCGTTATCGAGGGTTACGCATCGACGTGGGACATTGATCGCGGCGATGATGTGATACTGCGCGGGGCTTTCCGCAAGACGATTGATCGCCACCTGAAAAACGGGCGGCCTGTACGGATGTTGTGGCAGCATAACGGCGACCAGCTCATAGGCGCGTTCCCCGCTGAATCAATGCGAGAGGATGATAATGGTCTGTGGGTCAAGGGCGAGATAAACCTCGAAACGCAGGCAGGCCGCGAGGCTTACGCGCTGGCAAAACAGGGCGTACTGTCTGACATGAGCATTGGATTCTCTATCCCTTCGCGTGAGTTTGTCACTTTCAGCGATGAGGGTGATTGCACTGTGCGCCGGATCAAAGAGGTCGAATTGTGGGAGGTGTCGCTGGTTGGTGAGCCGATGAATCCACACGCCCAGATAATGTCTGTGAAGGGTGCAACACAGTATGCTGATTTGCCGATGGCTGACCGTTCGCGTGACTGGGATTCTGATGCGGCTGTTGGTCGTGTACGTCAGTTCGCAAGCTCAACCGATGAGGCCACTCAGGAATACAGGCAGGCTTTTCTGTGGTTTGATGCTGATGCGCCTGAAAACCTGACAAGCTACAAGCTGCCCATTGCTGACGTTATCGATGGTCGATTGGTTGCGGTTCCCCGTGCCGTATTCTCTGCTGCTGCTGCCATGCTTGGTGCGCGTGGTGGAGTTGATCTGCCTGATGGTGACAGGGCCGCTGTTATCGCCCACATTGAGCGTTATTATGAGCGGATCGGCGCTCCGTCACCGTTTCGTACAGAGGCTGGATTAGACCTTTCTCTCGTTGAGCAGGCGGTCACTATGCGTGACGTTGAAACCTTGTTAAAATGGATGGGAATTAGCTGTAAGGCGGCCAAGCTGCTTATCAGCAGGGTTAAAGGCACGAAGGATTGCGACGATCAATCGGGCAGTGGTGGCGTTGATGATGACGGCACGAAAAAAGCGCTGGAACAGAAGTTGAAAGACTTCAACAATCAGCACACTGCAAACGTAATATCAAACCGATTGAGGAATATGTCATGAGCGATAAAATTACTGAACAACTGGACAAGGTGCTGGATGCAGTAACCTTTGCACAGAAAAAAGCCGACGAAGTTGGTGAAAAGATTACAGGTCTTGAAAAAGGCATGATTGCAGAGGCAGGTAAAGCTGCTGCTGATGCGTTACAAGCCGTTCAGGAAATGAAGCAAGCCAAGGCTGGCGAAGATGCTGCCCGCGATGCAGAGATTGATCTGCTGAAAAAGAAACTGGCTAGAGGCATTGCTTCTGGCAACCAGGACATGATTGACGAGGTCGAGCAGAAATACTCTAACCAGTTTGCACGCTATCTGCGTAAAGGTTTGCGCATTGACGATGGCATTCTGGAAGAAACCTCACGTCGTATCGTTGAAAAAATGTACTTCGGCGAAACCGACGAAAAAGCATCATTGATCGTCAAGGATTGGGTGGCTGGTAGTAATCCTGCTGGCGGTTATTTCATCCGTCCAGACCGTTCATCTATGATGATCAAGCGCATTTTTGAAACCTCACCTGTTCGCAGGCTGGCAAATGTTGTGCGCACCGCTTCCGACTCAATGGAATTTATCATTGACGACGATGAAGTTGCATCAGGTGGTTGGGTTGGTGAAGTATCAAGCCGTGGTGAGACTGCAAGCAACGCCATTGGCAAGCTGGTTATTCCTGTACATGAAGTATTTGCACAGCCAAAAGCTACGCAGAAAATGCTTGACGATGCTGGCTTTGATATTGAGAGCTGGATCACTGGCAAAATCAGCGACAAGCTTTCTCGCGTTGGTAACACTGCGTTCGTTGTTGGTAATGGCGCAGAAAAACCGCGCGGCTGGAATGACTACGCAAGCGCTGCTGCTGCTGATACCTATGAGCGTGGCAAGATAGGCACTTTCACAAGCACGGGCTCTTCTGCTTCGCTTGATGATGCTGACGATTTCATCAGCTTGCAGGGATTGCTGAAAGAGGACTATCAGGCTCGCGCAGTTTGGGGCATGAAGCGTTCCACTTTCACCAGCATCATGACCTTGCGCAGCACTGCAACAGGTGACTATCTGCTGAACCCCAACATGCTGAAGGAAGGCACTGATAAGTTCCTGCTTGGCAAAGAGGTTGTGTTCATGGATGACATGCCAGCGGTTGCGGCCAATGCGCTGTCGGTTGTGTATGCTGACTTTGGTTTGTCATATACCATCGTTGACCGCATCGGCTTCCGCGTTATTCGTGACGAGGTTACACAAAAGCCTTACATACTTTTCTACACGACTGCTCGTGTTGGTGGAGACGTTACCAACTACGACGCAATCAAACGTATGAAAGTAAAAGCGTAATTAATCCCCGCCTGTAACAGGTCGGGAATCTTTCAGGATAAAGGGGAAACCTTATGGCGATCAAAGATATTGCAAGTAATCTGAAGGCTGTATGCAGTCAGATTGAAATTGTAGGCGCGAACGGTGCTACTCAGGGAGCAACGATTGACACTGCAAATTATGAGCTAGGCTTAATGTTTACTGCTATGTGCGTTCAGTACACAGACGGTGATTATGCAATCAGCGCGGAAGAATCTGATGATGGTTCAACATGGACTAACGTCCCTTCTGAAAAAATCATCGGCACTGCTACTGTAATTGATGCTGCTGTTGCTGAAAATGATACGCTGAGCAAGTTTGGCGTATTCAGCAACAAGCGTTACGTTCGAAGTGAAATTACTGCTACAAACGTAACCACTGGAGCCATCATTATCGTTATGGCGACTATGGGCGATGAGTTAATGCCAGTTGCTTAACGGCATGAAGTAAAACGCGGGGGGATAAAACCCCTCGCACTTATTTAGGTGGGTTTGTGGAATACGCTACTGGTCAACAGATTTACGAAGTGATCACGCCAGCCGCAGAAACGCCGATTTCTGTGACAGATTTAAAGCTGTACGCAAAAATAAACGGAACCGCAGAAGATGCCTTGCTTGCGCAAATAATCGCAGGCGTAACACTTGAGGCAGAGCGGTATACCAAGCGCGAATTTGTGACGCGCACCTATCGCACATATCGTGACCAGCTTGGTGATTTTGGTGAGCAGCCAGCTTATGTCAGTGCGCCACCTATGCGGTACAGGAATTGGCGAGGACGTGAGCCAATCGTATTGCGCAGATCGCCATTGCTCGCTATTTCAAGCATTAAATACTATCTGTCCGGTGTTCTGACAACGATCAGTTCTGCTGATTATCAGATTGTTAAAAAGCCTGCTTTCTCGTTTGTTATCCCTGTCGGTGACTCTGTATGGCCGTCTGTTGATATTCGATTGCAGGGTGTTGTGATCGAGTTTACTGCTGGCTACGGCGCGGCATCGGCTGTCCCTGCTGACATTAAAAACGCACTGCTTGCACACGCTACGCAGGTTTATCAAAACCGAGGCGATTGTGATTCTGGCGGCTCATGCGCTTGTAATTTCGCTCCGTCTGTTGCGCTTATGGTTTACCAGCAATACCGCATCATGGATTTTGTCGGCTAATGGCTATTTGCGAAAAGATCAGGTCAAAGCGCCGTAAGGTTTGCATTGCTGACCTTGATCGCCAGATAAGTGTACAGAATCGCGCAATTGCCACTCCTACAACCTCTCAGGATTACACGGAGGTATTTAGCGCAGGATCGGACACAAGCAGTGGCCTAACGAGCGGCGACGTGTGGGCGATGATTCAGACACTATCAGGCGCGACTGTATTTGATACCACAAATACAGAGAGGGCTGTGACGCACAAGATCACGACACGATTTTTATCTGGCGTTACCGCTGAGTCATGGGTGCTGTTTGAATCAAACCGTTATGACGTTGTGACAGTTGAAAATCTGGATGAGCGCAGCGAGTTTATGGTTATGCGTTGTGTGTTCCGTGGCGCTTCGTCGTCGTCGGTAAATGCGCAATGATCAAAGTGACGATGGACAGCAAAAGCATGGCTGCTGTGATCCAGATAATCGAGCAGGATGTAAACGTCCAGCGCGGCATCAGGCAGGGCATGTTCAAAGCTGGCAACCTGCTTAAAAAGACCATGCGGAATGAAATCCTGAGAGGCCAGAAAACGGGCAAGGTTTACCGGATCAGGCGCGGAAAAAGATTACTTAATCACACTGCTTCGTCACCAGGACAAACAGCGGCAAGCGTGTCTGGCATATACCAGAAAAGCATTGGTTATCAGCTCAAGGGCTGGGAACAACTCGAATTTGGATCACAGGGTTCTGACGCTGAACATGCAGCGTTTCTCGAAAACGGCACAAGTAGAATGTCGCCTCGCCCAGGCATTAAAAACACGGTGCAGACGAATAGTGGCGACATTGTCAGCTTGTTGGAAAATGAGATCAGGAAAGCGATCACATGAAAACGAGCGACGTTATCAGCCAGATTAGAGCTGTATTGCCGACAAAGACTGAGCTTTTCAGCACTCGATTGACTATTACAGGAGTGGTTAAAGCTGGCTCTGTCGCTACGTTTACGACTTCTGCGGCGCATGGTCTGGAGGCAAGCGAGTATGTGACGGTTTCCGGTGTCGTGACTCCAATTGTTATTGATACCGTTACAGACCTTGGCGACACGTATGAGATACGGACGCTGACCGAGCACGATTTAACATTGCACCCGACGCTTGACGATGCAAAAACGGTACAGATTACCGGCACGGCATATGATCAGGAATTTGATCTTGTTGATGTGCCGAATAGGTTTCGTTTTGTCATCACAAAGGGCAGCCAGCCAGCTTTTCCTGTTGGCACGATATACCTGCAACAGACTGCAATGATTGGCTACAACGGGCTGAAACAGGTTATTGCCGCTCCATCTACAACGACATTCACAGCGGCTATATCGTTTGATCTGCCACAGCCCAACTATGTGACTGGTGCTTATACATACTGTCGGCACAGGATCAGCGGGGCGATAAGCATCGATGTTGTTATCAACAGCTACACAAAACAGGCAGCGGATAACCTCTGGTTATTTGTTGTGCTTGGCGATTTCGGCGCGAATAAAGACCGCAAAAACGTCAATGATGCGATAAGCACGCAGGGCAGGCAGGGCGATTTCTGCCAGAAAATCATCGAGAATTTCAGTGTTTTCGTGATTGTCCCGAACAAAGGATCTGTGCTGACTAACACAAACGGACGTGCGGCACGGGATATCATCGAGGACATTCGGAAGCCTTTGCTTCAATCGCTGCTCGGCATCAGGTTTCCGATTAGTCTGGCTGCCCCTGGTCAGGGGATCGTAACGTATGCCGGAGACAGTTTTTACCTGTATAATGATGCGTACTACGTACACGAATTTTTGTTTCAGCAAGTGGTGGAGATTACGTTCGGCGACACGGCAATAGTAGAGTTTGACAGGGCTTTCCGTGATGTTGACATGACGATACAGAATCAGTTTAGCGACGTTTCGGAATACACGGCGCTAGTTAATTTAGATGATGAGCCGGAGGCGTGATGAGCGGTGAAGTTGAGTTAGAGGTTTTGAACCTTCGAGGTCATAAGGCTGGCAAGATTATCAAGTGCCTTGTCGATGTTGACGGGGTTATTAAAGACAGGTTTTGGCGCAGGCGTTTACGCGATTCGGTGCGTGATAACTGTGTTAGATTGGTGGTTGCTGCCGCTGTTGAAGTGGTAACCGAAATTGCTGAAAAACAGCGCAAAAAAAGAGAGGTAACGGACAATGGCAACAGTAATTCGTGAGCCGTCAATCAGTCTGTCGCTGGTATCAGCAGACACACTCGTAGGCACTACAGAGCACAAAATTCTTGCGGTAGGTCAAAAGACCTCGGCGGGTTCTGCGACTTCTGGGGCGTTAGTAACCGACATTCAGAATGACAATTCATGGGATGCTCTTTTCGGTGATCGTTCGCAGTTGGCGAATATCTGCCGTAATGTGCGCAGGTATAACACTGCGACACAAATGGATGCTATTCCGCTATCTGACAACGGTTCAGGCACTGCGGCTGTGTACACGATCACGTTTACCGGCACTGCCACAGAATCCGGAGAGCTTGAGGTTTCGCTAGGTTCGCCAGATCACACGTATGCCTTGGTCATTGCCAGTGGTGACACTGCGACGGCTGTTGGAGATGCGCTTGATACTCTGATCGATGCAGATACTAAGGTTATTTACACCTCAAACGCTGCGCTTGGCGTTGTAACTATCACATGCGTCCACAAAGGCAATGCTGGCGATACTTCTGGCATGAGCGTTTCCGGTGCGGTAGCCGGTATCACCTACGCAATAGCGCAAACTGTTGCTGGTGCCGGGGATCCAACACTGACTACGCTTTTTGATGTGATTGACGGCGCACGTTATCAGACAATCATCTGGCCGTGGACAGCGGACATTGATACCGTCAAGGATTTGCTTGATGCGCGATGGAATGTGACCAACATCGTACTGGATGGCGTTGCAGTAATGTGCCTTGCTGATACCTATGCCAACATTTCTGCGGCGGCATCGGCGCACAACAGCCAGTCTGTTTTGCTGCTTGGTAACGAGCTGGTAACTGATACAGACCATTACGGCGGCGCAATACTTGAGTATCCGTGGGCTGTAGCGGCACAGATTGCGAGCATACGGGCGTTGCGTTTGACTGATGACGCGAATATCAGCCAGTTTGTAATATCGCGTGACGGGTCGCTGGATCGGTTTGGCGGCATGGCTATTGCCTCGCTTCCATATTTCAACACACCTGTTCCTGCTTTGCCTTTGATGAGTGTAGAAGATGGCTTTACCGCTGATGAAATCGACGATCTGAAAGATGATGGCGCTTCAACATTGGGCAACAATCCAAGCGGCACCGAAATAATCCTCGGCGAAATGGTCACTACATACAAGACCGATCCGGCGAGCAATCCTGATGTGACGTTCAAGTATCTGGAATATGTAGATACTTCAAGCGTGATCCGTGAGTATTACTTCAACAACCTTCGCGCTCGGTTCAACCAGCATCGTTTGACCACTGGCGGACTGATACCAGGGCGCGCAATGGCAAACGGCGCACTGATCGAGGCGTTTTGCTCTCGCTTGTATCAAGAGCTTGCAAATCAGGCACTGGTACAGGAAGGCGAAACGGCATTGCGTTATTACAAGGAAAATCTTGTCGTGACTCTCGACCTTGAAACCGGCACTGCAACTGTCACGATGAAAATGCCGATTGTTACGCAACTGCGCCAGATCATCGGCACTATCCAGATCAGCTTTACCACAGAGGGTTAATTTATGGCAACGCAAATTTCAGATCCGTCGGTTGTTGTAAATAACGTCGGCGTAGCGATTGTTCCTAATTCGCTGGAGTTTACCGAGGGGCTTGGTGAGCAAGAGATTCTTGTTCAGGCTGCCGGTGGAGGCATTGTCCAACAGGTGTACAGCGATAATGTTGAAACGGCGCTCGGCATGGTGAAGTTTTCCATGCGTTCGACTGTGGACAATATCAACCTAGTGCGAGCGTGGAAGTCAAACCGCAATCGCAATGCGGTAACGGTCACTGCCACCAATGACGACGGCACACTGACCCGCACATTCACCAATGCGGCAATCGTTAATGATTACTCTGTAGGTCTTGCCTCTGATGGCGTGATTGAAGTAGAGTTCAAAAGCGATAAACCGACAATCTAAGGTGATTTATGCAGATACGCGCTGAATTTGATTTCACGCTTGAACAGCCTATCGAGTATTCAGTAGGCGGAGAAATGAGGCAAGGAAGCCTTCTGGTATTGAAAGCCCCATCAAACAAGGTGCGCAACCAGCGTACAGTGTTAAAAGAGGCGTTCATGCTTGCATTGGCAGACATTCAGGCCAGCGCACAGGCAGCTACTGAATCAAAAGAGCAAGGCTCGATCAGTGAAGCAGATTTTGCTGAATACGTGATGCACATTCTTTATTCAAGCAAGTCTGTTCGTATGGTTGAAATGATTGAACAGTTCAAGCTGCTGCTTTGTTCGCAGGGTATTTGCAAGGTTGAAAACGAGGCAGATTTTACCAGTGTGCTTTTTGACAGGATGGACGCAGACGATGCAGACAGACTGATGGGAGCTTACCTTGCAAATTTTATCCTTGCCTCCTTCTACCGGAATCACCTGAAGCGATAGAGGGATGGATTCTTGAGGTGGTGAAGTATTACGGCGGCGGGGTGACATTCAGCGAGTTAAACGCTATGCCGCTGCCTGATCTGATCAGGATTTTTGAGAAAACTGGGGTAATTGCTGAGAAGCAAAAAAAACTGATTCAGCAACAACAGAGAGGCAGGGGCCGTGGCTTTTAACGTCAGCTATATAATAAGCGCCACAGATAGATTTTCTGCCACTGGCCGAAAGATTGCGGACTCGATGAACCGCATAAAATCGAACATGGAAAGTCTGCAAACTGCGGCTGATAAAACCTCCAAAAAATTTAAATCAATGGCAGGGGCGATGGCTCCTGTTTCTGTTGGCGTGGCTGGCCTTGCTGGTGCGTCAGTAATGGCAGCTGCAAAAATGGAAACAATGCAGACTGCTTTTACTACGATGACGGGGAGCGCAGAAAATGCGGCGTTGCTTATGCAGGACTTGCGCAGGCTTGCGGCAAAAACACCTTTTGAGCTTGAGGGTATCGGGGCTTCAACAAAGCAGCTTCTGGCATTTGGTGTTCAGCAAAAGGACGTTGTTTCTGTGCTTACTGACCTTGGTGATATTGCTGCTGGCGCTAATGTTCCACTGCAAGACATGGCATCCATTTATGGAAAGATGAAAGCCAAAGGCAAAGCCATGACCGAGGAACTGTTGCAAATGAGCGACAGAGGCATACCGATTATCGACGTTCTTGCGAAGCAGATGGGCGTGGCAAAAGACCGCGTATTTGACCTTGCAAGCGAATCAAAGATTAGCTTCAAAGACGTTACAAAAGCCATGGCATCCATGACGGGCAAAGGGGGAATCTTTTTTAATCAAATGGAAGCCCAGAGCCAGACACTAAGCGGCAAATGGTCAACACTAACGGACGCATTCACAGAGGCCGGAGCAGTTCTTGGTGATCAGATCGTGAAAACAACCGACCTGAAAAATATCATGGACAAAGTTACTCAATCAATCGGTGATATTACTGCAGCAATATCTGTCTGGATGATGCAAAACCCGCAAATGGCAAAGCTAATTATTTATGCTGGGCTTTTAGTTGCTGCGCTGACACCTATCCTATTGGTATTTGCTGGGATAGCTGCGGCTGTTGGTATTCTTGCGCCGCTGGGAGCGGCCATTGCCGGAATAAGCATTGCAGGTCTTGCAGGCGCGGCTGTGTTCCTCGGATGGGTTGCTGCTATTGGCGCTGTTGTTTATGCAGGGTGGTGGCTGTACAAAAATTGGGATGAAGTATGGCGTTCAATATCCGATGTTATTGGCGGAACTATTGAGTCAATCATCATGCGCATCGAGGCGTTAAAGGCTTCGATTGCCGGTATGATTTCCAGTATTGTCGAAACCATAAAGACAGGGCTGCTCGATTCTCCGATAGGGTTTCTTCTTGGTGGTGTGCTTGAAGGTGGAAGCACTGAGGCCAATATCAACGTCAACATAAACGACAAAGGCGGCAATGTTGGTAACGTAAGCTCTAGCAGCAGCGGCAATGCCAATGTGAATGTCGGTAAAAATATGGCAGGGGCTGGAGGATGATTGACGAGTTATTTGCTGGATCGTTTCGTGGAGCGGTGTTTTTCGTAACGTCGGCATCCACTGCGGGAGGCCGCAAGCAGGTAAAGCACGAATACCCGTATAGCGACAGGCAGAAAATAGAGGATTTGGGATTTCAGCCTCGTAATTTTAAACTGACGGCGATAATTCCAGGGGCAACTCCAACCGATCCGCGTGGATACCTGCAAAAACGTGATGAATTGCTGGCTGCACTTGAGCAGTCAGGAGTTGGCACGCTATCACATCCGTTTTTTAGTAACACGATTCAGGTAGTTGCAAGGCCTTATACGCTAAACGAAACCATGCAGGCTCTAGGCCGTGGCGAGATAACGCTGGAATTTGATTATTCAAATTTTGCTACTAACCCGATACCACAACAAAACAGCCTGTCAAAAATAGAAAGGCTGTCGACTTCTGTGATCGGTCAGGTTGCCAGCGATATTGCCGGAGTATTTCGCGCATCGTTCCCGCTTAATTTCGAGTCAGCAATATCAAAACTCACGTCTGTATCTGATGCTTTCGGAAGCTACACGCGCATTTACAACCAGATCACCAGCGAGGTTTCGAGTTATGGGCGACTAGTAACAGGCTTTGCCGACGATATAACGCAGTTGATCGGTCTGCCCACTACACTAGGTCAGCGCATTGGCGGCCTGATTTCGCCGGTTGCGTCTTTGTACAATACGCCTCGCACAACCTACAACGTGTCACGCGCATTTTTTAATTTCGGTGATGATGATCCTGTCATATTGCCAACAACGCTTTCACGCCAGCAGCGATCCAGCAATAACGCTGTGATCACTAATGCGGTACAGACTGGGATGCTTGCAACTGCTTATCAGGTAATTGGCGAAATTGATTTTGCCACTGTTGACGATGTGCAGGCCACACAGACGGAGCTTGAAACCCAGTACCAGAAAATCGTTGATACTGGCCAGTTGTCTGATGACATGTTTCCGCTTTTGCTTACGCTGCGGACGCAGGTTAATGACTATCTGGAACAGGCAAAGCTCACAGCCCCGCAAATTGTCGAGATCGAAACAAAGGTAAAACCGCTTTCGGTTATTGCGTTCGACTTCTACGGCTACGACATCGATCTTGATGGAAAGATTGATCAACTGATTGCGGTCAATTCGGCAACTGACATCACGTTTACCGGCGGAACTGTCGAGGTAGTGACTGATGCCTGACATCCGGCTTGTTGTAAATGACGTTCCATTTTTTAACTTCACGCAGATCAGTGTTTCTCGCAGCATTGAAAACTTCTGTGGCACGTTCAGTTTTGAAGCAACGGCGGCTGATCAGAGAGGATTCGGCATTCGTCGCGGTTCGCGTGCCGTGGTTACCGTCAATGGCGTGCCAATCGTCACAGGCTGGATTGAAAAGATCAGCCCGTCTATCAGTGCTACCGACCATAGCGTATCTATCAGCGGTCGTGACGTGACGTGTGACCTGGTTGATTCAACGCTTGCGGCAAACAGTGTAGAACTGACCACGCCTGTCACGCTGGAAGCGATCATCACCCAAGTAATGACGGCAATCGGTCTTAATCTTGAAATTGTTAACAACGTTCCAGACCTTACGCCATACGGGGAAGATGATCTTGTCGCATGTGAGGCAGGGCAGGGCGCTTTTGATTTTATCGAACAGCACGCACGCAAAAAGCAGGTGCTGATCACTACGGATGGCGCTGGTAGAATTATTATCACCCGGGCAGAAACGACCGAGGCTGATTTTTCGTTTATCAATCGCATGGACGGGCAGGGAAACAATGTCCTCAATTCGTCTGCTGACTATGATGATTCGCAGCGATTTAACAGATACGTCGTACAGTCACAGGGAAACATGGTCGGCGCTAATAATTTCGGCGATGCTGACGTTGATGATCTGGTAAACATCACCAGCGACGCGGCGATAGATTCTGAGGTCAGACAGGGGCGCGTTTTGCACTTGGTCGCTGAACAGTCGGCGCTGTCTGGCACGGCGCTTGATCGGGCAAAGTGGGAAGCGTCAGTACGCAAGGCGCGCAGCATGACGTACTCAGCAACGCTTGACGACGTTACCGATGTATTCGGTCAACCGTTCGCGTTTAACCGGCTGGCGATTGTTGAGGATGATTCTGCGGGTATCAACGCAACAATGCTTGTAAAATCGGTATCGTTTACAATCGGATCCGATGGCAGTGAAACATCATTCGAGCTGGCAGAGCGCGGAGCGTACACGCTGGAACTGAATCAGCCTAAAGCACAAAAGCGTGTCAATAAGATTGGCAAATACTTCAACGACGATGATACTCAATCGGATTTTGAATCTGATCCTGTCGTTGTTGGTGAGCATGGGGCGAAATAATGAGCGGCAATAATATCAAGCTCGCTAAGGTCACACTGAATACAGACGATACCGAGCAATTCCCGCAAATGCAGACTACCTACATGGGCAAGGTTTGTAATGTTGCGCTGTTGCAGCCGTATGGCCTGACAAGCCGACCGCCTTCTGATGCCTTGTGTGTTGTGCTTAATCAGCAAGGGCAGGAAGGTAACCGCATGGCTATGGCTTTCAGCCCTAAGCAGCGATCCACCGGATTATTAGCCGGTGAAACCAAAGTCGAAAATATGGTTTCAGGTGTTAAAATGTACCTGACAAACGACGGTGATCTTGTAATCGATGCCCCAAGGGATATGGTAAGCACGATCATCAGAGATTTAATCACTGCGGCAAAAACAGCAACGGTAAATGTTCAGGAAACGGCGGATATTACTGTTTTGCAAAAAATAACAATCAATGCCGCAGAGCTTGAGCTTAATATACCACTGATAACTATCAACGGGGCAGTGATGAATGTTACCGCAGCCACAGCGTTTACAGGTGCGCTCACAAGCAACGGCTACAATATCAGCAATACGCATACACACAGCGACGTTACTACGGGACTGGATGACACAGGGGTTGTCACATGAGATATACAGACGTAGCACTGACAAAGACCGCTGATGGATATTATGACGTGTCGATTGGCGACGATGGCGACGTGGTGAAAACGAATAGTTTTGATACTGCTATTTTGCTATCGATATTTTGCGAGCGTCGCGCCAGCGAGTCAGAAGTGCCAGAGCCACAAAGACGGCGCGGGTGGATTGGCAACCTGTACGGACTGGTCGAATACGGCAGCAAATTGTGGTTGTTGTATCAAGCCAGGCTCACGGTTAATAACGTCAACAGGGCGCGGGGATACCTTGAGCAAGGGCTGTCATGGATGACGCAGCTTGGATACCTGAAACGGGTTACCGTGACTACAATCCGCGATCTGGATACAGGATCATTAAGCGCCGACATCCAGTTGCAGCGGTTTGATGATAAAATAGATCAGCGCAGTTATGTGCTGTGGGACAATACAGGGCAAATAGGGTGATGCAATGGCACTGAACATCCCGACAAATAGCCAACAGCTAGAATTGAGGGCAAAGACCGATCTGCAACGCGAGTTGCCGACAACGGCCAATCCGTTTCTGCCTGAATCATGGTTCGGCGCGACTGCGGTTATGTGCGCACGTCGTGTGCTTGAGTTTTTCAAACAGTTGATCATTGCGTTAAATGAATCGATACCGATTACCGCAGTGCAAAAACTGCCAGACTGGGCGGCGGTATGGGGCATAACCAAAAATCCTGCAACGCCAGCCAGTGGCGTTATCGTTGCAACTGGTGTCGCCGGGTCGATTATTCCAGACGGCACTATACTGCGGTCGTCCGACAGCAATCTGTACAGCGTTTCTGGCGATACAACGATTGTTGCCAATTCGCTTACGCCAGCTAGCGTTACCAGTGTCGGCACGACTGCCACAATTACACTGTCTGTTGATGTATCGATGTTTGCCGGATTATCTGTAACCGTCGCCGGAGCCAATCAGTCGGCCTACAACGGCACGTTCACGGTAACCCCGACAGATACGGACACTTTCACTTACACGCTTCCAGCGGCGGCAGCAAGCCCTGCAACTGGCACGATCACGGTGGCATACACAACAGCCGATCTGTCTGTTGTTTCAGACGGAAATGGTCAGGCCGTAAACCTTGAGCCAAACACGCGGGTTTCGTTTGCTACTCCGATTGCCGGTGTAGATTCGACTGCCTATGTCGATCAAGATGCCGTTGCCGGTGGTTCCGACATTGAAATCGACGATGAATTGCGGGTGCGGATGCTTGAGCGAATCCAGAATCCTGTCGCGCTTTTCAATACGGCTGCCATCACTGCAAAGGCCAAAGAGGTAAGCGGTGTAACTCAGGTCTTTGTGCATGAAATAACACCAGAGGTCGGGCAGGTAACGATCTATTTTATCCGTGGCAATGATGCAAGTCCGATCCCTGACGGGTCAGAAGTTACAACTGTAAAAAACAAGATTTTGGAAATCAAACCAGCGCACACAGATGACGACGACGTGATTGTTAGCGCACCTACTCCGGTCAATGTCACGTTCAGTTTTTCATCACTGTCGCCAAACACTGCCACAATGCAGTCGGCAATCGAGGCTAATCTGCGTGCGTATTTTCTTGATGAGGGTTTTGTAGGTGAGGCAATTACAGAGGATGAATACAGGGCGGCGATACAGACAACTGTCGATCCTGATACTGGTGACCGCGTTGAAACTTTCGCGCTTTCTGCCCCTGTTGCCGACGTTGGCGGTGGCACTTCTGAGTATTGTGTAATTGCGGCGGTAAACTTCCCGTGACGGCTACTGTATTTTCACAGACGACGCGCCTATTCAAGACGCACACGCAGGAACAGCACACACAAGCGCTTGCTGATTTCCTGCCGTCTGGGGAGTTGTACATTGCCAAGAATGTTAGCCAGAGCAATATCAGAAAATGGTTACGCGGACTGTCTGGCACGTTTGAAAATGCTGAATCGTTGCTTGTCCTGTGGGATAAGGAAATGGACGTTCGGTACACCACACAGTTACTTGAAGAGTGGGAGCGTACCGTAGGTATACCGGACGATTGCTTTACCACTGATGGCACGATTGCACAGCGCAGAACAAACGTGCTTGTTAAGTTGGCTGCTCTAGGTGTACAGACAGAATCGGACTTTATCAATCTGGCGGCACTGTACGGTATCGGCATTGAAATATGGCACGGGATAGATCACGGCGGTTTTATATTCGATTTCCCGATGATATTTTTCCCGAATGCCAGAGCGGCACGGTTTACAATGATTGTCAGGTATTATCTTGAGGAATCCAGCGGGTTTACGTTTGATTTCCCGATAGAGTTTGGCACGGCAATTCTGGCCTTTTTGCAGTGCTTGTTTGCAAAGCTTGTGCCTGCAAACGTTGATATAATTTGGATGGAATCGGAAACCCCGATCCCGTTCCCGACAGGTTTTACAGGCGGCTTTTCTGGCGGCTTTTCGTGAGGTGAAAAAATGGAACAGTTAAGCAATAAAGTAAACCGTGGATCAGGCGCAAATTATCAGCTCCCTGCTGAAGAGTGGAATCAAGTACCGAAAGAGATCGAGAATATCATCTCCACTTTCGGAATAACTCTTTCTGATGGAGACCTCAATCAGCTTGGGAAAGCCATTGCCGGATATGTAGGCACCGGTGATTTCTTCACCGACGGCGGCGTAGCAAACAGCGTTGTACTGTCAGCGATTGGCACACAGCAAGCCCCAACGGTCTACACAAACGGGATGCGCGTTCGATTCCGTGCGGCTGCTACAAATACCGGCGCGACAGTTATAAACGTCAATGGCATTGGGTCTAAAAAGATTCGCAATCAAACAGACACGGCACTTGCAGCCGGTGATTTAGTAGCAGGGACACAGTATGAGCTTACCTATTACTCTTCTTATGATGCTGCTGCTGGGGCTTTTGTTCTTGATGTACCATCAGCGATAACGAATACATTTCCACAGGGGTTTATTTACGGATGTATTCTGTCAAATAACGTCACTGACGCAACAAACGATATTGATATTTCGGCTGGTACGCTGAAAGATTCAACTAATGCGCTGGACATGACCGTAGCAAGCGCAGTTGGTAAACGAATTGACGCAGCATGGACAGCCGGTGGAACGCCTGGCGCAACTGTTGGCGGATTCCCTACAGGCATCGTGCTGACCAATAACACATGGTATCGGATGTTTATTATCGCAAAAGCCGACGGCACAACTGACGCAGGTTTTGACACGTCAAGCGGAGCGGCTAATTTGCTCGCTGATGCTGTCGGGTATTCGTACTATCAGCAGGTAGGGTGGGTTCGCAGAGGGGTTGGTGCAAACTTATTGTTTTTCCAGAATGGCGATGATTTCACTTGGGACGTTCCATCTGTTGACGCTAATGCCGCTGCGGGTTCTGCGGCAGGTGTTGGTGTAACTCTGCTTTGCCCACCATCGACATTAGCCAGATTCACGGCAAACTGTTACAGCGAATCGACTTTACAGTACATTATTTTCACAGAAACGCGTCAGACAAATACGGCTCCAGTCGCCGCGCAGTTTGATCTTGCAGCAAACCATAGTGACTACGCACAATCTGCTGAGTTTGTTCGCAGGCTTGATTCATCTTCGCAGATTAGAGAGCGGTCAACAGGGGCAAATACTGGCTATTATATTTTTACAAAAGGTTGGTCTGGCAGGTATTGATATTAAGGCCACATTATGAGTGTGGCGTTTTTCGGATTATTTTATGTTTAAAATTACTTCTTGCTGAAAATAGAACCCGCACTACGCGGGTTTTTTATTGTCAAACCTTCAGCACGTTGCCATCCGCATCGACCAGCACCCTTGCCCACTTGTATCCGTGCGCACCGGCTTTGATCCTGATGTTCGTGCGGACAGCGACGACTGTTCCGACTTGGATACCCATCTTGTCGGCAATCTGCTTGTCGCATAAGCCCAAGCCAGACAGCTTTATGAGTTCGCTCTGCCTCGGCGTGAATTTCAACGGCCTATCGTCGTTAATCATTCAACATCTCCACAGATATGGCAGTTATATCCGCTCATGTGCATAATTACCTCTTTTGACGTAAAACATTACGTCAGTTGATGTCTAATTAGTGTTAAATGTCACCATGCGAAACCTAGCTGCATCGGCATCACTGGCTTCGTTTTTAGTGTTGGTTTTGCGTCAGGATAAATAACGCTGTTTGCAATGTCGTCTGTTAAATCTGTCTGCTGTATCCCGAGAAAACGCAGTGCCGATCTGTACCCGCAGTCCTTGTCGTTTTCACAGTATTGTAACTCTGCCAGCTTTTCCTTGTTTATCAGGTTTGCCAGCACTGTTCTCATGTATGCTTCAATCGTCATAACTCACCGTGGTTACATTTAACAACCACAAGCAACACGCCTGCGGCTGGACTCTTCGAGCCGTTGTTGTGTGGGTTATATTCCATTTAGTCCTACGCTTTTAAGGTAGTCACGTGCAACTACTATGCTCTCCTGCAGCTCTTTCACAGCTTTACATTCCTCACCAATCTCATGCCTGTTGCTGGCCTTGTGGTGCAAATCTTCGCACCTACAATTTTCAGCATGTGTTAGTACAATAAAAAAGTGGCGCTTCAAATCTTTAGTATTCATAAATCACCTTATGGAATATAACAACTCGCTCTCCGATCATCAGTATTTACTCCCGTAGACTGAGCGCAGCCAGCAACTCGTCGCGCTGTTGCTCAAGCTCGCTAATTTTCTGCTCATATCGCACAGCTTCCGCCCTGGCGTTGTGATCTCTGATTGCTAGCTTGTCTGATAGCTCGGCGTTATCTTGCTCAATAGCTTTAAGCCTATCTGCCCGTATGTACTCAATGTCAAACTCAAAGATTCGATCAATGCACCACGAAGCGCCATCAGGATCAGTTGATTGTAATTCTGACTTTGACATAAACGAAGGATCTTCATCGCCGTACCATTGCAAGTAGATTATTTCTGGTGTGTGTTGTGTAGTCATACGCTCACCCTCCCGCACTGGCACATCCTGCCGATAGGCAGCAGCACGTCGTTGCAGCCCTCACACCATGAAAGCCTTTTGTCACTGCCACCGTAAGCGTCCAGCCATTCGTTGTGTGACTCTACCATGCCAACGTTCTCGCCATTGCGGTTCAGTCCGCGACTTGCCAGCTCTTGGTGCGCCAGCTCGTTGAGGTCTATCTCGCCGCGAGCGGCCTGTACCAGCACCTCTTGCGGCATTTTTTGAAGGTGTTCGATTGCCACTGGTGTTCTCCTGTTGAATTACATATTTATAAGGGTGTTTATGCTCACCCGAATGAATGCTGCATTCACGATGACGTTGAAGAGACCGAAAGCGAACAAATCCGGTTGCGTTAACTGCCAGCATCCAGCGCCAAAGCATACGAACTGAACTGCCATCACAAAAACTATAAAAACTTTCATACCATTGTCCTGCCCCTGAATAAGTGCGCCCCTTACGAGGCGCGTGCTGGATGGTTTAAGCGCAGGCGGCCAGCCTGCATGACAACCTTGCTGGGCTGCCTGTGCATAGTAATCATTTGACGATGCTGTCCAATCCGTAATTCCCGCATTCGTGATCATCAGGGAGTTTGTTTTGCCTACGCGACTCTCTCCACATCGTCAGCGTTGCGTTTTGTTTTGCTTGCGCCTCAGTGTTGCCGTTGCCTGCGAACTCCTGATAGACCCCGTCCATGATCTTGATAGCCACGGCCAAGAATCGCCCGTTGTCGACTTTCTTCGTTGGTTGCCAGTACATCGTCACTCCCCTCTTACGTGCATCAGAGCGGCCAGAATGGCCAACTCAATGGCCTCTTTGTCTGACTTCGCTCCGATGCAATCTTTCCAGCGTGCAAGCCCCTTTGTGGCCTCTGGCGAGAGCAGGAACGTCCTGCGGCTGCCACCCTTTGCCAGTACAGCATCGACGTGCGCCTGTTGGCGGTTGTCGCGAACCTTTTTACGCCCCATCACGCGCCCCTTGAACCTTGAGTGAGTTGCTGTCATCTTTACCTTTCCAGTCGTGCAGTGTGTTTAGTCTCCCTTCTTTGTGGCGCCAGATAAACGGGGCAACAACTGGATCACAATCATATTTTGCATAGCACAAATTGCCTTCAACTCTCACCACTTCAAAACCCACGTTGCCCTCGTAAGGTGAGCGGTAAACGCCTCTCGTGTTTGCTTTGGGTGCGCTCATGGCTTTTTCTGCGTCGAATAACTCACGGAAAAATGAACCCCTGTGACGGCGAACTTGCCGTCACAAACGCCACACTCCAGCTCATCGCCATCCTCAAAGGATTCGTCACTGTATGCTTCTGTTCCGCAATACGGGCAAACAGGGTTGTCGGTATAGTCATGATCAATGTCGGTGCCGTTCACTGCGGCAAGTGCTGCAGCCTTTCGCTCCTCATGCTCTCTTGAGGCGCATGGATTACACTGCCAGCCGTTCTTGCCGCCCCACGGAGCCTCTGTTAAAGCGGAACGATGGCATTTGCAGGTGCGGCAGACGTTATGCTTGTCGCACTCAATGTATGTCATCCAGTCACGCGGTTTCCCGTTGCACTCAGCGCAACCGCTCACCCAGTACCAGCGACCATCAGTTTCATCCGGCTCTGCGTACAATTCCTTGCTGGGTGGTGTCAGGGTGACCGTTGCATTTTTTGCGGATAAAAACTCCCGTTGGTGTCCGGTTTCCTTTGGGCGAAACAACTGGGTTGATCCGCTTCGTACTCGCTCCATGTTTGGCGTCAATCGGTCATCTTCGATCAGTATTTTGGTTGTCATTTCTTCGGACTCCTGATAACCCTGATCCACCAGCCGCGCACGGATGGCAGCTTGCGTTCCTCAAACAACTGAGGGCGGTTCGTGATGGTGATCACCCAGCGTCCGGCACTGATAACGTGCGAGGCCATGCTCATGTGCCTGCTAGTTTCGACAGTAATCATCCGATCCACCCTCTGATCACCGCTTCTGACAGGCCGTAGAACATGGCCATGATCATCAGCGCGGCTGCTGCGGCTGCCGTCAGCATGTCGGTGAGCTGATCGTTATTCCAGCCATCCTGCCAGCTCTGCTCTGGTTTAATTTCCTGCCCGTGGCGGGAAAGGTGTTTGAAGTCTTGCATGATCATGTGGCGTCTCCTGTGTTTGTTGTATCTAATAGCAGAGGTGTTAATACACCTCGTAGCCTGCGATCTCCCAAACGATGTTTGCGCCATCGTCTGCAATTGCTTCGTCTTCTTCGTTGGTGGTGTAGTAATACGCCAACAGCGTTACATCATTGCCGTCTGCGTCTTTTGCAGTAACGCCTGCGCTCCACTCGGTCAGATCGTCGCCTTGGCAGGCTCCGTTGTAACCACAACAGTTTGTCGGCTCGCAGTTTTCGCCCTCAACTGCTGCAACTGCAGCAGCACCAACCAGTGCAATTGCTTGATCTTTTGTCAGCATGATTTTCATATTTATTTCCTCATCCGGCCTCAGCAACTACTGCGTCAGTCCATGAGTGCTATGTTAACGTGGTCGCCTACGGAATAAATAAGTAATTTCCGAAGATGCGCATCCTTGCGCGTTTGATCACTGTGACAGACTGGAAAGCCTTTTCTTTGCTCGGACAAAAGCGGCAAGGTCTGCACGGTTAAATGCCCATCGCTCCCTGCTTGTGCTGTTGTCCAGATAGGGCTTGATCAGGCAGTCGTTGCTGCCCTCGTTCATCATTCTGTGTACCCTGACCCTAAGCGCATCGTGCGTTGTGCCTAGCATTTTGGCGGCTTCTGGCAGGTATACAGGTTCGTCTTGTTTTCGTTTCATTTGTTTGCTCCGTCAGAAAACAATTTCGTCGTCATCAAATGACTGACCGCCTGAAGCATCAACAGCACCATAATCCACGCTGCCTTTCTCGCTGCGACTGTCGAGCATTTGTATGTTATCCAGCGCGATTTCGGTAGCGTAATGCGTCACGCCTTCCTTGTCGTATTTGCGAGTCTTCATTCGCCCCGACACGTAGACCTTGCTCCCCTTTTGCAGATACTGGCCGCATATCTCAGCCAGTTTCCCGAATGCGGTACAGCGCACCCACTCGGTAGCGTCAACCTGCTCGCCGGTTTGCTTGTCCTTGTAGCCATCAGCGACAGCTATCGAAAAATTTGCTACTGACACCCCAGAAGGCATGACGCGAATTTCCACGTCCTTGCCAAGGTTGCCGATAAAATTGCAGGAATTAAGTGATCTTGCCATGTTGTTCCCCCTTAGCATTCGCAGTTGGATAGGAGGTCAAGCCACTCGTCGTGCGCCTTGACTATCGTTGCTTTGTCTGCCGCGTTGCCGTACTTGGTACGGGCAAACACGCCGAACTTCTTGGCCCCAGATGGATCGAGCATCTTACAAAGCTCTCTCTTTCTACGAGAAAGGTAGACTGTATCAATGTTCATGCGCTTCTCGATTTCGCTGGCTATCTCGTTACGGTTTTTCACTTTTACTTCAAGCTTAATGATTCCAACATGCCCGATGTATTCATTCCATCTGTCTGGCTCGAAGTTTTTAACGCCGAGCTTTTTCAGTTCGGCGGAGACAACCTTTTTGTACTCGGCACTCACCTTGTCTGATTGCGTCTTTATCGTTGCTCCGAGCTGATCGCGCAGCTTCGGTCCGTGGTCAAGGTGGTAGTTCTCTGGTGTAACTGTTGATTTGATAAGTTTCATGCTGCTACCTCTTCAAAGTTTGTGGTTGCAAGCCATTCACGCGCCTGCCGTTTTGATACATCAAATTCACGCGCAATTATTCCAATTAAATAATCGGCGCTTGGTCTGATTGGTTTGATTGTTTCCGGTTCAAGTATTTCTTTTATGGTTTTTTCATCGTTGCAAACAAGCTCTATTTGTGCCGGTTGCTCGACATGTGCCTCGGCGGATGGTGCTGGTGCGATGCTTGGAGCCGCAACAATCCCGACTGCTGCCACTGCCTCAGCTTGTGCTTCAGCATCTGCCTTGGCTTTGTCGGCGCGTTCCTGTGCTTCCTTGGCGGCGATTTCAGCGCGTAACTTGGCCTCTGCTTCAGCTTTTGCTTTCGCCTCCTCCTCTGCGCGGATGCGGTCACGCTCAGCATCAAGTCTTGCTTGCTCATCGGCTTTGGCTTTGTCGATCCGGCTTGAAATGGTCAACACAAAGTCGTCCATTGGCTTTGTAATAATTTGCTGAAGGTCTGGAAATAATGCGCTGTGCCCTGCCGCGTTGTCCTTGCACCATGCCAGCTTGTTTCGAATGTCTTTCGCCACTGCGTCCGCGTCCATTTTTGCGCCTGCCAGCATCGTATCGATAGCGTCTTGCATACTGGCAAAGTTGCGCTTGCCTTTGATCGATTCTGCAAAGTTGGGCTGTGCAAGATTCAAACGGATAGGAGCTATTTCGGCTTCCAGTGCTGCGATGTGTATGGCGTAGGCATCTTTTCCTCCCAGCACCATAACCTCTTTTTTCGCCTTGTCCTCACGCTCCACGTCTTTTTCCAACTGTAATGCGGTCGAGTTTAGGTCTTTTGCCCACGCGTCCATTTTGCGAGCGGCTTCCCCGATTGTTTCGGTCTGCGCGAGCATTTGCTCTTTTGAGATTGCAATTGCTTTTGCTGTGTCCCTGAATTTTTTGGCCGCTGCCTTTGCGTTGCTGAAATCCTGATCGGTTATCAGCACAATGGCGCGTGTCTCTGCAAGATTCGCGGCCAATGCCTTTCCAAACTCATCCATGTTGTGAGTTGTAATCTCTCCCCTGGCATGGACAAACAGCGCTGGCAGATCAATCGTGGTCTCAGCTTTTGGCATTTCCTTGACCTCGGAAACTTTGTGATTTTCGAGGTCTTTAGCGAATTGCGTCCAGCCTGCAATGAGCTGATCAATCAGATCGTCGTTTCGCTGGAACCAGTGTTCCACATGATCATCATCATTCGAGGCCATGAACAATGTTTTCTCTGCGCCAGACACTAGCATTTGATGTTGCATTTGCCAGTGGTAGTGCATGTCTACGCCGTTCTCGTGCATCAGACGCAGCTCTTTGTTAATCGATTTGTGTTCCCAATTAATGCTTTCGTCCATCGTCAGCCCGTCAAAGCTGGCGGACAGTTTCAGGCCGTAAAGCTCGGTTGATCCGGTGACAGGGTAAAGCTCTTCTCCGATTATTGCCTCAGCGATTGGGCGCGCTTTTGCCTCTGCATCATGGCCTTTGTCAAAAATGATCTGTGTATTCGCGTCTACCTCTGGCCTGATGCCGGTAGCGTACTCGTTTAACAGCTCTGTGCGCGTTTTGTATTTACTGCACCCCATCATTGCCGGCGCGTCAGACGCGTTGAAATGACTGGCGCGGTGTGCGTGCCACTCCGGTGTGCCTTGTACAAGATTAAGTATTTTCATGATTGCACCTCTGCGTTGATAATTTCGCCGGTAATCGGCTCTCGTTTGATTTTGGCCTTCTGGTTATCAGTCAGCTTGCCCTTGGTTTCGACAGTTGCGATTATGTCGGCTGCAGTTTTTTTGCCGTCGTCAATAGCTTTGAGCCATGTTGGTAACAGCCGGTTAAAGTCGGCTTCTGGGTACATTGTTGGCGCAGGCGGCTGATCGTCTACGACTTTTGCGCTACCCATATCCTTTTCAATAATCCGCTCTGCTTCGTCCTCGTCGTAGATGCCGACATATCCAAACGCAAGACGCGCACACTGGATCAGTGCTTTGTGGCGTAGCATCCGCTTTGGGTGTGACTTCCACGGCTTAGCCTCCCGCTTGCACTCGCTCATGTACTCCGTGACCTTGATAGGATGGCTTCTATCTTTTCGGTACATGATGCAGGTGCATTTGTCGTCATCCTGTTCAAAATCAAGCCCATCAAACTGCGAGTTTTCGTTGATGATCCTAGACCATCCATCAACCCCTACCACTGGCACGATGCCGTTGTTTTGGTCAGGGAATGCGTAGATTTCCTTGGTGAACGGGTTAAGCCCGTACTGTCCTGCAACGATCAGTAATGCAGCCATCTGAGAATCATTTGCCTGCCCCTTAAATGCCGTTGCTTTAAGGATTGAAAGCAGCTCTTGATCTCCTCCTTCCATCCCGAATTTAGCAGCCAGCTTGCCGCTAAGTATTGCCAATTGTGTTGCCATATAAAATGCCTCTCGTTTGTTTTCCGGCTCATGACCGGCATGAGCATGGTGTGATTATCTGCTACAGATTGCAACAGATAAATGTCTGTTTTCGGTAATTACGTAGCGTTTGTTTTGGGGCTGGAGTGGTTGCGTGGTTTTTTTAGTGGTGGTATAGTCTGCATTGTCATGGTTGCGCGTGACGAGAAGGGCGCTTTACAGTAGGTTAGGGTTATGGGTCAAACCAATATCCGCGCAACTAACCTACCGTAAAACGCCTTTTTTGTTGCCTGCAATTCTAGTCGGTCGCATCGTGCCGAAGTGATATAAAGCGAGTTTGCAGATTGCGCCCTTGATGACGGGGCGTGTCTGGATGACATAAAACAGCGTATGTGACGGGATACTTGGGCGACTTTTGGGGCAGTGTCAGGATGACGAGCCTTTGCTGATAGTGACAATCTGCAATGACTAGATAATTACGTATGGTGGTTAGGGTATCCCTGAACTACAGTCATCAGTGACAACTATGTGAAAAAGGAAAGCAAATGGCCTACGTAGATCCAAACGACACTTATAACCGGAAAGGATCGAAGCACAATATATCGCGTGATGATTATCTTTGTGATCCTCGCAAGTATGCCAAAAACGGAAACGATCTTCCGCAATCAAAACTTAATCCTGGAATTGTGCGGAAAATACGGATACAAGCCGAGTCCGGTATTACTGCAAAATCACAGTCATCGGAATATGGCGTTCATATCCGAACCATTGAAGCGATCAGGAGTTACAAGACATGGCGGCATGTATGAGCTATCAGGATTTTATAAGCAATAAAAAACATTCTCTTTCCGATAGTGGTTTTTTTGCTAACTGGATACCGGATAGTGCGTTTGATTTTCAGCGAGCAATCATTGCAAAGACTGTACAGAAAGGCCGATATGGGGTATTTGCTGACACAGGATTAGGAAAAACATTAATCCAATTATCCATAGCGTACAACATCGTTTTAACAACAAATAAAAGAGTTTTAATACTAACTCCTCTTGCCGTGGCGTTTCAGTTTTTGAATGAGGCAGAACGGATAGGTATTGACGATATAGAGCAATCAAAGGATGGGAGGTTTACAAAAAAGATAGTCATTGCCAATTATGAAAGACTGCACCATTTTAATCCTGACGACTTCGAGTGCGTCATGCTGGACGAATCAAGCATACTAAAAAACTTTGCTGGCGCTACAAAAGACGCAATAATTGCCTTTATCAAGCGTGTACGTTATAGATTCCTTTCCACTGCTACGCCATCACCTAATGACTTCATAGAGCTAGGAAATAGCTCGGAGGCGCTAGGGTATATGGGGTACATGGACATGCTTGGGAAATTTTTTAAAAGCAATCAAAACAGCGTAGATAGCACAAACAGAAACATAGGCGAAAAGTTTTACTTAAAACCACATGCAGAACGTGATTTTTTTGCTTGGGTAAACCAGTGGGCAATAATGGTAAAGAAGCCTTCAGACATTGGAAACTTCAGCGATGAATTATATAAATTGCCGCCACTAATTACGAACAACCATGTAGTACATAATAACAATACATGGTGTATAAACGGGCAGGAGTCTTTATTTGCGATGCCAGCTAAAACAATGTCAGAGGTTAGAGTAGAGCAGAAACAGACCACCATCGAACGATGCGAAAAGGCCGTAGAGTTGGCAATCGGCAAAACTTCTGTCTATTGGTGCAATACCAATGACGAGAGCGCGAACCTGTCAAAAATGGATCGTGACGCAAAAGAAATAATAGGCTCAATGAGTATAGACAAAAAAGAGGAAATACTTATTGCTTTTGCAAATGGTGAGATAGACAGGCTCATTACAAAGGCTTCTATGACTTCCATGGGACTGAACTGGCAGCACTGCAACCATACCGTATACTTTCCAACGTGGAGCTATGAGCAGTATTATCAGGCTATCAGGAGGTTTTGGCGATTTGGACAAAAGAGCGATGTAGTTGTTGATCTTGTGATAAGCGATGGACAAGAGCGAGTAATGGAGGCACTACAACAGAAAACACAGAAAGCCATAGAGTTGTATGAGAATCTTGTAGAAAATGCAAATAAAGATTTTTCAGTAATTACTAAAGAGTTTAATCAAACCGTAAAACTACCGGAGTTTTTGAAATGAGCAAAGCAAAAGACCAACTAGTTGCCGATCAATATGCCATATACAATTCAGACTGCATGGAGGTATTGCCGTCATTGCCAGATGAATCTATCGACCTATCAATATACTCTCCTCCGTTTGCCGGACTATACAATTACAGCTCTAGTGAGCGTGATTTTTCAAACTGCGAAAGCAAAGAGCAATTTTTAGAACAGTATGATTACCTTGTATCTGAAATTGCACGAGTAACAAAAGCAGGCAGAATTACTGCTGTTCATGCGACAGACGTGTTCGATAATTCATGCAACCTATGGGACTTCCCTAACGAGATAATTAGAATTCACCAGAAATACGGGTTTCAATATCGAAACAGAATCACAATATGGAAAGAACCGTTAAAAGTAAGAATGCGGACAATGGTTAAGAGCCTTATGCACAAATTGATTGTAGAGGATTCTACTCAGTGCTTTACAGCTATGCCTGATTACGTTTTGATTTTCACAAAGAAAGGCGAAAATGCAATACCAGTTACACATACTTGCGGGTTAAAGCGGTATGCAGGAGAAACTCCTATACTTCCAAACATTTTGCAGGCATGGAACAACGCCAACGAATCAAAACTAACGGAAGAAGAATTGTGGGAAAGACTTAACGAAATGTTTTATGATCATGACGATCCAAAATCAAACAAATTGTCTCATTACATTTGGCAGCGTTATGCGTCTAGCGTGTGGGACGACATACGGATTGATAATGTATTGCCATTCAGGGACAGCAAAGAGGAAGATGACGAGAAGCACGTACACCCACTACAGCTTGATGTTATAGACAGACTTGTAGACCTTTATTCAAATGTTGGAGAAACAGTGCTGACTCCATTCATGGGGGTTGGTAGCGAAGTTTACAGCCCCGTTTCATTAGGCAGAAAAGCAATCGGAATAGAATTAAAAGATTCATATTTCAAACAGGCTAAGATAAACCTTTCGATGGCAGATAAAAGGTTTTCTGAAGAAAAACGCGAAACGATGGATTTGTTTTCGTGATCCCGCTAATACTACAGGACACAATAGACCGTAGCCTGCTGGAGTCATTTACTGACCATAGGCGCATCGACAAGAAAAAGCCAATGAGCGCCAGAGCTGTTGACATGCTGATAAAAAAGCTGTCACGTCTCGAGTCAGACGGATACTGCCCTAATCTGCTACTTGAGCGGTCTATCATAAACGGGTGGCAGGATGTGTTCGCTAATGATAGCTGCAAGAAAGTCAATGAGCAGTCTTTTATGGATAAGCACACCGACAAGAGCTGGCGGGAAGGCTTTGTCGAAAAATATGACGGTAAATGGGCTGATGGACTATGACGGCAATCACGTATATAGGTTTGCTGTGGGTTTGGTAGGATTGATGGCGTTGTTATGCGGCAACAAACTACAGAGGATTGATTTATGAAAGAAGGCAAACCACTACAAGAAGGTGATAGATGCCCTTATGTTGGCGACTGCGATGGACACATGTACATTCCGGCTACAGAGAATTGCTCGTGCCATATTTCTGCGCCATGCCATAAGTGCGTAGCAGTGCCACTTACATGCGATAAATGCGGATTTGAGCATGACGCATAACCCCGTTTTTCAGCGGGCCGAAGGCTCCGATGCAAAACTGTTGTTATATGTTGCCTTTGAGGATTTTGATTTGAAACATTTAGATTTGTTCAGTGGCATTGGTGGCTTTGCATTAGCCGCACAATGGGCTGGAATTGAAACGGTAGCATTTTGCGAGATAGATGATTTTTGTGGTAAGGTTTTGAATAAAAACTTTTCAAGCATACCAATACACAAAGATATAAAAACATTAGACGGGAGAGATTATGCAGGAATTGACATCATTACCGGCGGATACCCATGTCAGCCGTTTAGCGTTGCCGGAAGTCAAAAGGCGCAAGATGATGACCGCCACCTCTGGCCGGAAATGCGCCGAATTATTGCACAAGCAAAACCGACTTGGGTTATTTGCGAAAATGTTTATGGTCACATCGCATTGGGACTGGACAGTGTGCTACATGACTTGGAAAGCATTGGCTACGCCTGCCAACCGTTTGTTATTCCGGCTCTTGCCGCAGGTGCAAACCATAACAGGGAGCGAGTTTTTTTTGTGGCCTACGCCGCAAGCAATGGATGCGATGAAAGCAAGGCCACCAGAAGCAATGAGGCGGCAGATGGATACAGCGAGGAAAGGAAGAACAAAAATAGCAACCATGAAAGACGCTGCTGTTTACGGGCTGGAGTGGACTGGAAAAGCGGAACGGCTTGGGGATGGGGAGCTGAACCCGAACCGATTAGAGTGGATGATGGGGTACCCGATAGGATGGACAGAAATAAAGCCCTCGGAAACGCAATAGTGCCGCAAGTGGCTTACGAGATTCTGCGTTGCATACGCGACGCATAACACTAATTCGACACCAAAACTGACGTATAACATCCGATAAGGCAGGAATACATGGCCTACACAGAACGGCGCGTCAATAAATACGGCGCTATCAAAACAGAATACAACGGCAGCAAATACGATAGCAAGTTTGAAGCGAGCGTTGCGCGCGACTTGGATATACGACTCAAGGCCGGTGAGATAGCCGACTGGGAGCGCCAGTACAAGGTCGAAATGTGGGCGTATGACTGCCACGGAAAGCGAGCTATGAAAGTATCGCACAAGGTTGATTTTCGCGTACACGAGCATGACGGGAGCTTTACGTTGCTTGAAGCAAAAGGAATAGAAACCGCTGATTATAAAATGCGCCGTAACTGGCTAGAAGCATTCTGGCTACCTGAAAACCTTGACCACGTTTATCAAGTAGTCAAAGAACGCAGCGGATATGTAAACAGTCAGCGCAAGAAAAGATTGCGGTAAGTCCTTATAGCAACCCGTAACGCTATGGCGATAATAGAGCGAAATAAATAGGAAAAATTATGCAATTCTATAAAGAGCTAGCAAGAGACTCAATCCTTAACCGGATGAACCTAGATGAGCTTTACAACGAGCTTGTCGAGAATGGCTTGC